CCCTTTGAGTATTCTCCCACCAGCCTTGCAATACTTCAAGAGTTCTTCCGCAGCACCTTCCATATCCCCGCGCAGAACCTTCTGACGGAGGGTTGAACGCTGTAGTGTTCCCAGACCAACATTGAAACTAAAAGATATGAGAGCATCGTACTGACCTTGAGTGAGGGGAACAGGACAGAACTGAACCACACCTCGCTCAAACCTAGCCAAATCTGCTTTAAGAATTCCATCGACTTCTTCCATGCTGAATGTGCGGTTGTCTGCGTCTTTAAGTGCAAACCCATCGCGGTCGTCTATCTTCATCTTGCCCTGCTCTGGATACAAGACGTGCCCCACCCCCACCGTCCACAGCTTGGCTGGGCAGCGGTAAGGCTTTTGACGCACCCCTTCATGGTGCTTAATCATCTTGAGGGCTTTATCTGACAGGTTCATTTCTTGCCAAATGCTTGTGTACCAAACCAGAAAGACACCACGGATGCCCAGATGATTTGTGTCTCGTTATCCCACAGCAGGTCTAGAGCAACTTCAAACGGCACTTCCTTGTGATAGGCAAACCAGAAGCCAAAGATTTCCACAAAGCCAAACAAGACAAACAGACCATAAGTTATGGCTGGACGCACCATAGCGCGGGCGTTGGTTACCCACTGGCTGGCACCTTGACCAATAGCAATGTCGTGGGCATACAGGGCTTGACGCTCCTGCAAGGCTGTCTGTGCGTTAGTCACTTCAGCGTTAATCTGAATCTGCTCGGTCTGGATATGCTCAATGCGCTCTTGGGCTTCTAGCCCCGCCTTCTTCAAGGTCAGTTCGCGCTCAGTCTGCATCTGTGCCAAGGCTAACTCATGCTTCTTATCAGCACGGTCTTGGAAGAAGTCAAACAGTTTTGGTAACCCGCCCATCAGGAAAGACAGTAGGGTTGAGAATAGTGTCATCATTTTGATTCCTTTAATTCACGTTTCAGTTTGCGCAACTCTTTAATCTCTTGTTTAAGTTGTGCTCGCATGTATAGGGTTTCTACGTATGCCATCGAGGTTACTCCTACAACAACACATATAGCGACCCCTATCAAAATCCACCAGACAAGGCGCGTAGTTGCCACATTAGCCACCCAAAAAACATTGATATGAACATCACGGCAATCACTCCAGTTGTTGTTTCAATAGTCCGAATCTCGTCTTGCTCTTGTTTCCACCTTGCCAGCCTATTCCTGCGTATCAGTTCTGACCTTGCCCACGCTTGTTCTTGTTCTATCTTGGCGTGCATCTTGAGGAATCGGCTATACAAGTCCTTCAACTCTGCTGGCGCGTAGACCATAGCCTCTCGCACCTGCTCCATCAACTTCTCCAACTGCAATTCAATCAGCGCCCGCTCAATGGCTTTTTTGCTGGTGTTTTGCGTTGGGTCGTAGTTGGTCTTTGATGTCTCCTCTAGTTCAAGGTAGAAGTTTTTAATCTGTTGTTGCGTGTCAAAGAGGACACCAATGTTGTCCCCGATGTCTTTGATGAGTTTAAGTTCAAGTTCCTCGTAGGACTGTTGCTGTTTGGTTGCGGCTTTCGCTTTCGCCACAGGCTTGGTTTGTGGAGTCCCTGCGGGTGAAGAGTTTGGTTGTGGAGCCTTAACCCCCTTAAACAGACCAATAAACCAATCAAAAATTCCTTTGATTGCCTTGACATCTCCGATGACCTGTTCTGCCGTCTTCTTTGCGCCCTCAAGTTCCATGCGGCCTTCATGCAGGAGAGCGCACCCTTGCTTGATGAAGCCAACGGCAGTTTGAGCCGCCATGAGGAGGGTGAACGGGTCCACACTTTAAGACACCCCGCCCAAGCGAGTGCCGTCTACTAGCCAAGTTACGTTGGAGTTACCCACTACATAGTTACCTGCACTGCCGCCTGCGCCACCACTTGCTTGTGAACTATTGTTACCTGCCGCACCAGACGCACCCCAACCACCACCTGTGCCACCAGTAGCATAGTTACTACGACCGCCCGCGCCTCCAGCGCTCAAAGTACCTGCGTCTCCCGGACCTGATGTACCTGTACCCGGACCACTTGAACCTCCCGCAGCGCCGCCAGCACCATAAGTAGCACCTCCGCCACCACCGCCACCGCCGTACCAATCACCAAAGTTTGAACCACCACCGCCACCAGCGCCCCCGCCACCACCAGCAACAGTGCCGTTGTTTGCAATTCTTACCGCAGATGAAACAGAAATACCTGTGCCACCAGAAGAACCGGCAGAACCAACTCTGCTAGCGGGGGGATCGCCAGAACCACCAGCACCGCCCGCACCGCCATAGCCAATGATGTATCCGTTGTTTATGAGGACTACGCCACCGGGGTATGTTCCGTTGATTGTTAGCGCTGGAGTGCCCGTCCCGCTTGCCAAGATGTAAACCCCTGCGTTAATCGTCACTTGGAGTAGTGAACCTGATGCCGTCCAACCATTTGCTAACGCATACGTTCTTAGATTCAAGTCGGTTTGATTGCTTGAAATAGTAAGCGCATACACAACAACCCCGCCAAAGCCGTAGCCACGGGCGGTAGCAGAACCAAGGTTAGTTAGTATTGGCATTATGCAAATTGAGTCTGTGAGCCAAGGACTGTGTATGTGGCGCTGGCTGTTTTAATGACCGTGAACACATAAATGTTTATCGCGTTAGCAATACCTGCACTTGGGGTTAACGCGTTTTGCCACTTAGGTGTTACTGTTGTGCCGTCAATCTGAATTACGTTGGGGTAGTAGGCAGTTGAACCGCACGTAATCAATAGCGCAAGGGTCATGGCTTGACCTGTAGCCATCAAAGTGTTTAGCGAAGTTGAGCCGTTACCACGGATATTTAGCGTGAAGTTAACTGTGGCGTTACTTGTGTAGTACTGCACCGTCTGGGTAGATACATCGTAGTTAGTGCTGGATACAGGGGCAGATGCCGTTATGGTTGCCGCCTCCAACATTGCACCAATAACGCTTGGGATAGTGATTGATGGAGTTGAGAACGCCGCACCCGCCACCAAAGAACCAGCAGTCAGACCAGATGCCGTTCCAGTTACGTTAGTCATTACCCCAGATGTAGGTGTTCCCAGAGCAGGAGTTACCAGCGTAGGGCTAGTAGCCAGAACAACCGCACCAGAGCCTGTAGAAGTAGTACCGCCTGTGCCACCAGAAGTGACGGGTAGGGCAGAACCAAGGGTCAAAGACGCCATGTAGTTAGTGGCGTTTACTATGTCTGTGCCGTTAGACACCAGAATCATCTTCGCCCCGTTAGGCACTGATACACCCGTCAGACCTGTAACTTTGACCGTGACCTGACCGCTAGAGGTATTGTTGTAGATGAAGTACAGCTTCTTATTAGTCGGCACAATTAAGTTAGTGCTTGCTCCGCCTGTACCCGTTAATTCTAGGAACATGTTGCGGGCAACACCAGTCGCACCGTCTGGAATAGTGATTATGGTGTCCGTGCCAGTAGAGACTGCTTGGGTTACATAGCCTGAGATAGCCTGCTCAATCAGCGTTCCAAGGTTGGTGTTTGTGGTTGACCCCCAGTTACCGGCTTGGTCACCGTTGCCCATCAGTTCAATTTTTAGATTCGGTGAGTACGTACTTGACATGGTTTACCTCATTGAAGGTTGTTTATATCTGTCCAGCCTGCGTTGTTGGTGGTACTTACCACTGTCCAATCTGCTGTCTCTGTGTTGCTGATTAACGCCCAGTTTGCCGTCTGGTCGTCGATGATTTTTATCCAGCCCGCTACCTGTGTATTGTCTGCCATATTGACATTCTCGGCAATGGCGACTTGGAACGCGGCTTGGATGGTTGGCACATCCGCAGGGTCGATGTTTTCAATAATTGACAGGTAGACATTTAAGGCGGCAGTAAAGCTGTCCTCTACCCCAATGTTCTCGGTAACAGACCCAAAGAACGCATTAAAGATGTTTATGACGGTGCCAAGTGCGATGTCTTCAGTCCTAGACGCCAAGAAAGCCGCCGCTGCGGTTTGCACTTCAGCAAGCGTAATTGCTTCAGACACGCTCAATGGGAACTGCGCCGTTACGGTTTGCGTGTCGGCTAAAGTGATTGGCTCGGATATTGATTGTTCGAACGTAGACGCCTGAGTACTACTGTCCGCCATTGTGATTTGCTCTGGAATAGAC